GTCTACTTTATTTCCAACTTACTTGATAAAACTAGAGTATTTCCATTATTGATCGTTACTCCATTCGTATTCACAAGTTACGCCTACGGGAATGCACTTACACAGGTAAAAGAATTTGATGCCTTATTGGCTTCACGTATTGCAAGCGCATTGGATATGAAAAACTTCAATGAAGATGATTTGATCGTTTTCTCAGGACGCGAGCCAATCTTGCCATCAGTCGAAACAGCAGGTCGCGTAAGACCTATAATTCCTCGTATGGCAGTTGGGGAATTTAATAGTCCTTGGTTCGCTAACATTGGCTTTTATCGCATGAGAATCACCCATCACAATCGGCAAGTAGTAGCAATGAATGACGAATTCAAAGTCATCTCATCTACGACTACGCCGATCACTGTGAATAGCTTGTTTGATTTATCCGTGTCAGAGGGTCAGAAAAGTCGAGTTTTCTTCTTAACCCTCAAGGGGAGATAACTGGTGATCACCTAGGCAGAGTGTTAAACCGTGAACTGATGATTGTTGACAACCAATTGTTGATTTGTCGCATCTCCAGTCTGATATCGCACCGCTGTCGAACCAAGTAGAAAATTTATATTGTCCATGATGACGCAGTTGAAGGTGTTTATAAAAACGCATGTCGCGTTGGCAGTTGCGACAGCCCTATTTACGTTGCCTTTAATCATGGATTTTGATGCATCGGTTCTAACACAACAATAAACAGAACCAGATGAAACTTCATTGTTGACGATGGAAGCGTTAAAGCTATTTGCTCTAACATTTATAAACCCATCCGATCCCGAAGCAAGTGTGGACAGACCAACGTTATCCGCAACATACGGAGCGCTACAGCTTTCAACGGATATTCTGCCGTTGGTCACGTAGTTGCCGGTGACTTTGCACTGGTTATTTCTACGGACATAAATAGCTCCGTTATTGTCTACGCCGCTGGTTATTACTCGGTTTCCAGAGACAATCCCCGCCGCAGTAAATACTTCTGGCACGATTGTTGGACTATTGACGTATGTAATACCCCAGACCGCGACACCTGTGGCGTAAACATCATTGTTCGTAATGCTACAGCGATCAGATTGTTGAACGTCGATTGCGGCAACGGATACACCTTCAGTCCCGACCAGTCTAACAATGTTGCCATCAATAATAGTATCCGACGCCTGCACTTTGATGCAGCGCTTAGCCGAATTCCAAATTCGATTTCCTTCAATGCGGGTTTTTGCTGAGCTGAGATAGTTTGTTCCGCTGATAAAAAGGACGTGGATCGCGTCGGCTTCTTCGCCATTGAGATCGTGAATGACGTTGTTACTAATTTTATAACCCGCTGTAATTGCAGCTGGATAAAAAATCGCGATAGCTCGACTAGGACCAACCGCGTCACCCACAATCCCATTACCTGGAGCATAGATGTCATGAATATGATTATCTTTATATATGCCCCCTCCAACGGCATTGTAACCGGCGATACCACGTGCTTGGCCGTTCAGGGAATGCACATGGTGAATATGGCAGTTATCTATAACCGAAAAGGCACCGAGATCCTCAATGCCAATATTAGCAAGGTTCCCACCGTCTACCTCACAAAAACGGATCGTGGTGCCTGTTCCAGAAGGTATTCTGACGACTGTACTATCGACTGTACCGATCCATTTGACGCGGAATTGTGGAGATGATCCAGCCACCAATACAATGGTAGACGATACGCCGAAAATCACCTCTGACTTCATCTTTCCGAGATTGATTGCTGCCTGAACGTACAAGGCATCATTAGATACCCCGTCACCCACCGCGCCAAGCTGTCTAGGATCTATAACGTCTCCGCTAATCTCCCACCAAGCCCCGTCAGCCGACTGCACTTTGCCGATATGGGTCGGTTCCGTTGCTACCCATACATAGAACCCCTCGCCACCATCCCCAACGGACGCAAATCCATTTGTACGAAATGCAGTAATACCAGCCGGAATTTCCAGTGTCTCAACCGCATTTCGTGTTGAATAGATCGGGACATTACCCTGTGAAACAGCATCCGACGCAGCTGCCACAGCTTCATCGCGAGCCTGCTCAGCTGCCGCCTGCGCAGCTTGCGCGGCAGCAAGTGCCGCTTCAACATCATCAAGCAATGTTTCCATGTCGCCGTAAGACAACATGCGTAGTTCCGAACCGGTATCGATACACAGAACGGCCATTCCAGGATTAAGGTATCCTGACGAGATAGCTGCGCTCGTGTTCGTGACCAAAGCACGATTTATCGCTCCGGAGACGGTTACAGGACCAGTGTTCTCCTGCGTAACGTTCAGAATATAAAGAACCTGATATGCAGCCGCAGGGATTGCAACTGATGCAGTCACAACGATGTTGTTAGCCGTACCTTCATTCGCGTTGTTGAGGCGAATGACGCGATTATCAGGGAATGTTGACAGACCTTCCAACAGCTTTTTAAGCGTATCGCGAAGGTCCGGCTTATACGGATGGAACGGACCCGATGCGGGTACTCCGTCAATAACGAAATCGCGGAAGATATCGTCAATCGTGCGAACGGTCATTCGGATGCTCCATAGCAAATAGCCCCGCCAGAGCAGGGGAAAATTCAATGAATTGTGTTGGTGATCAGGTCGTTTCGACCGTACTTTCGGAATAATCGCCTACGCGCCCCTTTTCGGTGCGCATTGCCAACTGAAACTCGTATTCAGTCGTGGCGGCCAGTGTGGGCGTGGTGTAACTTTCGGCATCATTGGCGAGTGGACCGAACACGGTCCAATCAGTGTCAGCCGTCTTTCTCCAGCGCACCATGTAGCTCAGGATAGCGTTGCTTGAAGGCGGGAAGCTCAGTTCCGCGACCGGCCCCGACTGGATTATCACGTCGGGAGCGTCTGGGATCGGCAACTCATCGTCGACATTGCTGTTATCCGATACCGGCGCAGTACCCTCCTGTGAGGTGTCCCACTGGTAAGCCGTCTGTGGCATCGACTGGACTTGAACGGTTGCACCTTGCAAAATGCCGCCCTCACCCAGAATGAACTTGAAATCCAACACTTCAAAAACACTGTTGATGCCAAACAGAGGGTATTGGATGCGGACAAACCGCTTACCAAAGGCTGCAAGGCCCATCAGATTTGTGTTGAACGTGCCAACCCAGTTCGGATTTGCGCGGAACCATTCGAGCTTCATCAGACGCCTTGCCTGACTATGCGACGGTGACATGTTGAATTGAACGTCTTTGGCTTCCTCGCCATGCTCTGAAACATCATTCTCATCAGCCCAGGGATCGGCATCTGTGGACTGGTAATCCTGACCGGGATCGAGAAACGTAGCGCGAATAGTGTTCGCTGATGTCATTACATCGCGACCACGACCAACCTCAGAAAAACCGGTGATTGCATCAGCCGTCAAAATAACGGTTGGCTCTTCCCATGCACCAATATCGAGGGTCAAACCGCCATCTGGCGTAGGAACCAAACGACCATCACAACACGACAACATTCGCCCCAGAACGTCAGCAGGACGCTCATTGAGCTGATACGATCCCCACAGCCTGTATCTCGGCTCAGTTCCGCCAGCTGCGACAGCAATGGCTTCATTCGAACGGTTATAGGCGGCAGCCCATCCAGCCTGCGCGAGAGGTGTAGTAAACAGACTTTCCGGCAGACGCATACCATCGCGGTGTGTCATGTAGTCCCGGATTACTGCAGCTGCCCGGTCATTCCATTCCGTGACGCCTGTAACAGGGTTTTTCACAAGGGATGTGCGCGCCACAACTCGATAGTTGGTATTGATGCCGTTCGGGAATAGGCCGAGATAATATTCCTGCCCGATTGCATATTGACATGCCAACAAAGAAGCCACGCCATCGCCACGGTGTTGGGCAGTCCATTCAGGGAACTCAGTAACCAGCTCAGAATAGGCAACTTCAGTTGACGCACCTAACCGTGCCTCAATGCGAAGCAAAGCCCCCTTTGTCTGGCCATGTCGCCATTTGCTCGGCGGAACGGGCGTCCCGTCTGGCAAAAGATTGATAAGGGTGTCGTCAATCCAAAATTCTTCAATGCCATCGAACGGCCCCTGCCCTAGCGCCAGAACCTTATAAAAATTCCCGTTTTTTGTTTCGGCAAAAGCCCACGTCCCTGACATTTTAACGCGGCCATAATGTCGGATGCGCGGTGCGGTCGGTTGACGTACCTGCTGTTGAACATCCTCAGGCTTTGGCTGCGAGGGCCGGAAGATCGACGATGCCAAGTATGACAGACCGAGAGACAGCGCCAGCCCGCCGAGTGTGGTCGAGGCGAACATAGTGATTGCGGCAAGACCAGTCTGAATTGCCGCGCCTATAGCTCCCGTACCAATTATACTTGCAATGATGCCGGAAAGAGCTACTGGCATTGAATTCTCCAAGCTTTCCAGAGAGCGTCTAGAGGTGCTCCGATGAGACCGCTTTCATCCCGCGAAAACCAAAGTGTTTCAGTGCGTATCGCGAGGCACATCCTGCCAGAACGAAGGATCAGACCAACGTCCCCGATTTGAGGCGCTTCGGTCTTCTCAAAGCCGACAAGTTTCATCGCCCGATTAACAATGACAGGGAACCCGCCGCGCTCAATCAGGATGGCTGTCGCGTCGTACTCATCGCGGTAAATCAACCCAGCCCGCACTAATGGCGACAAACCTGTCTTATCCTTGATCCAGCGATCAGCAGTTGAAGCGCAGTCAGTCTCACCCCACCGGAAAGGCTTTTGCGCCTCGGCTGCTACAAAATCAGCGATGTGCATGGTTTGACCTTAGTAGTCGGGGTACTTGAAGGATTTGAACAGCAACGAACCAACGAACTGGAAGAACTTGTCCCCGTTCGATCTGGCTTGCTGATCACGATCTGTGTAGCGGCCATAAGCCGGTCGTGATCGGTTGAAGAAGGCATTCTCAGCTGTCATTGAGATTGACTGGATCGCGCCTTCCGTCCCTTGCATTTCGGTTCGGCTGATGCGCGGTGGCTGCATGAAGCCCCACCAGATCGGTGCAGGGTTTCCGAGCGGTTGCCATTCGGTATCGAACAACTGGATCGAAATAACCACTATCCGCTGATCAACCTCGTCATTTGCGTCCAACGCCATGGCGAGAAAGTTCAGTGTTGCATCTGGCAACCCGCTCAATTGAAAAGAGACGCTCTGTGCAGCTGTCGTTGATGATATTCCGATGCCATCAATCGACCCATAACCATACATTGGCTCATAACGATTGCCGCCAGCTTCCAACGCGGTATTACCGTTCCATACCCGCATCGTTTCGGATGCAAAGCGGAACTCAACCAGCATATCCAGACGAACTTCACCTTTTGAAAATTCAGCCAATTGCTGCGACGTGAAGAATGACATCAGACATCCTCAATGAAATTCACAGTGGGGAAGCTCCAGCGACCATAATCTAACGGCAAATCCATCTCAGCATCTGTCGCGAGGCGCATACGGCAGACAGGCCGGTCAAACTCCATTTCACTGCCCGCAGAAGCGGCTTCACGCGCAGGCGGACGGAATGTAATGGTTGCCGTATTCTCGCCGGTCATCTGCAAGGTACGGATTCGATAGAGACGATCTTTGAGGGAGAATACCTGACCAGGCTGCAGGTTGAACGCATTATGCATAGCTATATTCGCCGTCGTGCCACGCAATGGAATATTGCTTGTGAGGCGAACATCGATCAGTCGCGATTGATAGAGACCGCAATCAGCAAATGGGCTTCCATCAGAATGAGGAACGCCATCATGAACACTGTCCCAATCAGAGGAAAACGGCTGACAACGCATTGAATACGGCACGGCAACTGAATTCATCCGGCCTTCCAGCAACGTGTTCAATGCTCGCCATAAAGTGATGCTCTGGCAATTTACAACCGGTATACCGCCGTAACTTGCCTTCCATATTCCGGCGTCCGATGCGGCGACCTGACCAATACCAGATACGCTGGATGGCCCAGCAAGACTGCGAGGCGCGATGTCCATCATGAATTCACGCGGCGATAGAATGTTTATTGGCCAAAGAAAGGGATTTGCCATTGATTACATCTTTCGTGACTGCGCATCTGCAATCATGCTCGGTAACCCGCTTTGGACCTGTTTCACTGCTAATGTGGCACCGGCCCTTGCTGCCTGCGTCCCCATCTGCGTGACCTGTGCCTTCACAACGCCGCCATCGTCCACAAAAACACCGGAAACCGATACCGCCACCTGTTGCGGGCGACCTGACATCAAATCTGAATTTTTGATAACAGTGCCACTCGTGCTCGGCACCATAAGTTCCGGGCCTCGTTCACCCACGATATAAGGACGGTTGGAGGATACTGGCCCGCCATTGGCCCGAAATCCAAGCAAGCTACCCAAGCCGCCTAGTATTCCGCCACCGCCGCCAAAACCACCACTAATGAGGGCTTTGAAAGCATTGTTCATCAACATGGAGGAAAGCTGTTTCAGCAGATCGGCGACAACGTCCTTGACGGATTTTGATCCATCGATCAGACCCTGGAAGATATTAGTCATGGAATTTGCAACGCCATCTGCAAAGCGTTCCATTTCGGAGCCGGCTGATTTCAGGTTATCCTTGACCTTGGCAATCTTGCCGCCGCCGCCTTTACCACCTTTTCCACCACCGCCCCCGCCAATATCGTCAAGCTTCTCGCTGACGCCTCCGAGAGCGGTCGAGAAATCCGTTACTGCCGGTGTTGAGGCTTTGAAAGCTTCGCCGATTGCACCAATGGTGTCACGTGACATGATGCTTTCGATGTTTGCACGATGAGCCTCATTACTTTTGGCTAATTGATCGGCATAAGGATTGGCAATTTCGTCAATGCCGGTGCCAGATGTGAAGTCAACTTGCCCCAAGATCGGCTTGACGCCAAAAAACTCATCGAGAGAATTCAGCCAGCCCGCGACCTTATTGATATATTTCTCAATAATCGCACCAGCAGACTTTACCATATCGTTGGTCGCCCGAATTGCAGCATTTGCTGCGCCTACGGTAGCCGCACCAATGATGTTCGGGAAATTATTCCAGATGAACTTGATGTCTTCGAAGGCTGCTTGGAATGAATTGATAACGAGATTGGCCGCATCTTTTACAATGGCGACCACATCAACACCGATGGCCTTCTGGATTTCGTCGCGGAAGTGATAGATTGCAGTGACAGCTGCAACGATACCGACTGCCAATGCGCCTAGCGGATTGGCAGCTATTACAACGGTCAAGAGGCGAACGGCACCAACCAAGCCCGTACCTATTGCCAACGTCAGGCTACTAATCGCAGACAATATCGCAGGTGAAAACGCTAGCGCCAGAGCGCCACCCGCAACCGCTGCATATTCGGCCACGGTTGGCAGATATTGAACAACACCCGCCATCGCACGTGTCCATTCTGCGAACTTATTGATGATCGCAGAAAGCATATCGACGAAACCCGCACTGATGAAGGCGATACCCACAGCCTTGATGGCTTGGGCTAGATTGCGCATTGCATCATTATAGCCCCGAAGCGATGCGGCCTTCTCTTCCGAGATAATGGCAGCCTTCGCTCCCAGCTCCTCAAATGCCTTACCACCATCTCGAAGCAGGGGAATAAGTGCGGTAGCATCACTGGCGATGGCTTCCATGTAGAAAGTCATGTCAGACTGACTGACGCCAGCCTTTTCCAATGCATTATAATATGCCTGCAACGCATCCGGACCGGATAGGTTTTTGAACGCGTCCGCCGTCAAGCCGACTTTCGGTGCAATATTTTCGAAGAAATCCTTCATCGCGCCACCACCGGTCTGCGCGAAGTCACCAACCTTGTCGTTCACGTCCTTGAAGATATCTGAAAGCTTTTCGCTCTCAATCTGCACGGATTTCGCGGCAAAGGCCCATTTCTGAAAATCTTCAATCCCGATCCCCGAAAGGTCGGCAGACTTTTTCAAGCCGTCCATGTCGCCAGCGAGCTGATTGACGATAAGGCTCAGACTTCCAAGCGCACCGACTGCAGCTGTTGCAACGCCGATGAAGGTGGTTTTCAGAACGGCGGCAAACTTGTCGGCACTTCCTTGTGCTGATTTCAGCCCCTCACTGAATTGGGCCGTATCTATACCGAGATTAACGCGCAATGCGCCGATCACTGCATTGGTCATTGCCTATTTCCTTGTGAGGGCTGCCGTCCATCGGTGCGCAATGGAGATTTGCTCTGCAACCGTTTGCCGACGCTTTTGCTTTTTTGGTGATGTTTCCATCATGTCGGCAAGTTTCGGTAGTTTCTTGGATCTGGCTAAAGCTTCGATATGCCAGGCAAGCCACGCGTTTTCATTTCTCTCCCGGCGCAGGCGACTGCCAACGCCATCGAGAACAACTGCGATTTCACGCAGCGTAAGCCGCCAGAACAGGGATGCATCCTGATCGGCTTCGACCCATGATTTAAGCAGCGAAAGCGGGTCTAGCTCGCTTTCGCTTTCGGAGGGCGCGGTGCGTTTCCCTCCGATGGAAACGCAAGCTGAAAGGCTTCGCCAATCTTGTTCATCACAAGCGGAATATTGGTCGCGAGCTTGCCTGCCTGCTTAACGTCGATCTCTTCATGATGGTCCCGGAGTGCTGCCCAAATAACCTTCCGCACGGTGTCCATACGAAGGTTGGCGGCATCATTCAGCAGATCTCCAATTTTAGAAACCGGCATATCAAGCGCATCTTCCAGTTCGCACAATGCGCTGACTGAGAAGGACAGTACATATGTCTGGTCGCCCAAAATCAGGGCGACCTCACCACGTTTCGGATTTGCCATTTCGTTTTCCTTAAGCCGCGATTACATCAGCGGTTGGAGCACTGGTTGCGGAAGCGGTTCCGGCAGCATTCGTGCCAGTCACCGTCACTGTGATTTCCTTGCCTACATCACCAACAATCGGTGTGTATGTTCGTGACGTGCCGCCCGCGATATCGGTGCCAGCAGCTTTCCATTGGTAAGTCAGCCCCGGAGATCCGCTCCATTCCCCTGCCCATGCCGTCAGGATCACACCGACCTGCGCAACCCCGGCGATAGCTGGAAGCGTGACATTGACCGGCGCTGCCGCTGGCGTCGAAATTGTCGGGCCGGTGACGCGCCATGTGACTGTTGCAGTCATTTTATCATCGGTCGGAACAGCGGGTTCATAACCGGATATCCAACCCGAAAACTTCCACGTGACGCCGTTCGGGAACGTGATGCGACAACGCACCCGTTCACCTGCCGTTTTGATTTCGGAAATCAACAGGTCCGATGGCGAACCGGGAATGAAATTTTGCTCAAAAGAAGCTTCACCTGGATCAATAAGACCAGGCACAAATTCGCGGGTACGGTTTGGCGACTGCATATGTGTCGCATCGATCTCATCAACCGTATCGTTTGGCGGTGTAATGTCGATGATCTCGCCAACCGTAATCCACGACACTTCATTATCGCGGCTGATATCGAATATAGAGCCATAGCCAATCGAGGCTTGTGTCTCAGCCATGTCAGTTCTCCTGATGATGAACAATGAAATCAATGGATGTTCGGAAAAGTGTCGATACCTCTCCCGCATCCATTGCCGGGAGATCACGTTCTGAATCGATGAAAATGCCCTGAAAAAGACCGCCTTTGTAACCAGACAAAACCGATTTCAAGGCACGAGCAGCTTTCTTTGAAGCGCCATACGTCAATGCATAGACGTCAATCTGGACTCTGTTTGACACATATCCGGACGGACCCTGCATGTGATAATCGGGCAAACCCGAAATCACCTGCATCGTGATGTAGGTCGGCTTGGTTCCCTGAGGCGCTCTACCCCAGTGGACACTTGAGGCCGGGACAAGCGCCGTCAGGCTCGCAGCACCAAGCAGCAAAGCTGTTAGCTGTTCTTCCATATGATGAACTTTCATTCGCCACAAAACTGCAAACAGGCGCTCGACAAGCGGAGGACTGTTTGCTTATTTGTTGGACCAATGCAACGGGGGTAAATATGGGCGAGCTGTTAGATCGACAATTCCAGAAAGAAATTCTGGACAACTTAAAGGCTATGTATCCGCGCCAAACCGACTTAAAGGCAACCTTTGGAGAGCAAACCGATAACCGCTTACTGGTCAATTTGTCGTACTTGCATGAACACGGGTTGATTGATCTAAAATCAACTCTCTATCTGTCTGGTGAAATTGGGCTTCATTATGCAAAAATTACAGCGAAAGGCATGGATTTTATCGCAGATGATGGTGGCTTATCCGCAATACTAAACGTCCTTACAGTGAAGCTTCACGAGGATACAATAAAATCCCTTCTGATCGACCGCATTCAAGCTTCAGATGCGGAACCGAATGTTAAGGATACACTCATTCAAAAGGTCAAATCCCTGCCCGCAGAATCTCTTGGCTCACTAGTGCAAAAGGGATTAGACGCGGGTCTTGAGCAACTTCCAAATCTCCCGGAGCTGATCGGAAAATGGCTTTCCCTTTGACATTGGTATGATGAGTAAAGTGGAGTATTCCTGCGCCGTGCACGTGAGTATGAAAAGTTTGTATACCGATCACATCGCAGGAATCGAAACTCACAAACAGAACAGAGGTACCGGGTTCTTTTAGCTCGAACCATTGCTCTTGGATAACAAGTGTGCGCATTCCGCTCTCCTGACCCTACTTACCTTTTGCGCGCCGTTTCGCGAGACGTTTTGCAGCCTTGAAGATTTCGGCACCGAGCTCAGTTTTTATGATTTCAAGCACCTGGTCTTTATTGCCG